ACCAAGAAGGTGGAGCAGGCTAAGAACTTATGGAGCATGGGGGTGCCGTTCGACCAGATAAACGCAAGGCTGGACATGGGCTTTGACGAATTCTCCGGCTGGGATGTTGGATACTTACCAATGATGTTGCTACCAGTAGGATCTCCTCCTCCAGCTTCAAGCGAAGATGAGCCTGAAAAGGACATAGTAGATTTCCTAGGACTGCATAGAGTGAAAGCCTTGAATCTTCACACTGAGGAGCAGAAAGCAGTATATTGGAAGAGGATAGACAGAAGGCGTATCGGATGGTGGGGTGTGGTAAATAAGAAAGTGCTACCCATGTATGAGGAAGAGGCTAAAGCAGTAGCGAAGGCTATTAAGGACAAAGATAGAGACCAGATGGCAAAAGCAGCTGCCACAGCTATAAATAATGGCCGTCCGGAGTGGGAGAAATTAATGACGGCGATTTTATCTGCCATTATAGAGGACTTTGGTAATGATATAGCAGAAGATCTTAGTGAGCCTAAATCTATGAATGGTAGAGAGTCCAAAGTGAGATTTGATCCAACCACAATATCTATCAGGAAGTGGATAGTGAAGCACGGCGCCGAGGATGTCGTGAGCATACTGTCAACTAACTTGGACGATGTGAAGCGTGTTATCCTGGCCGGGGTGGATGAGAATATCGGCACTCGACAGATAGCCATGAACCTGAGAAAATTCTATATAGACAGATCGCCCTTCAAAGCGATGCGCGTGGCCAGGACCGAGGTTACTAAGGCAAGTTCCTTCGGCAGTCAGGAAGCGGCCAGACAGTCCGGAGTAGTTGAGAAAAAGACCTGGCTGACTTCCCGGGATGATAGAGTCCGGGATGAGCATGTGGCGATGGAGGGGGAATCGGTGGGGCTTAACGATAATTTCAGTAATGGCCTGGAGTATCCCAGCGAGCCGATGTGCCGCTGCGTATTGACATTCCAAAGCAGATAACTAGCAAAGTCACTTTTTGGGTGGCTTTTTTAATTTAAAAAAGGGAGGTAAATTATGCCAGATATGGAATGTAAAACATTCAAGTTCGATGTTAAGGAAGTTAAGGAGGATGAGGGAACCTTCACCGGGCATGCTGCCACCTTCAGCGATAAGCCAGACAGCTATGGAGATATAATTGATGCCGGGGCTTTTACCAAGACACTGAAGGAAGGGGGCAAGCGCATCAAGAGCCTCTGGAATCACAGTGTTATGGAGCCAATCGGCAAGCCGACGGAACTATCCGAGGACGATAAGGGATTACTATTCAAGGTTAAATTGAGCCTCGGCGTCCAGCGCGCCAGGGAAGTTCTGAGCTTGATGAAGGATGGCGTCATTACCGAGATGTCCATCGGCTACGATACCATGAAGGAAACCTATCGGGATGGTGTCCGGCATCTGCAGGAGATTAGACTTTGGGATATATCCCCGGTTACCTTCGCGGCCAATCCCGAAGCTATTATAACCGGTGTGAAGGCTGAGGAGTTAAAGCCCTATCCCAACGAGCATGCCTGCCGGCTGCGGAATCCTGACGACTTCCAGAGTGATAGTTTCAGGAGAACGACCCGGGTATCAGACGGGAAGAAATACTCAGTCATCATGGGCCGGCTTGAGGGAGAGGATACCATGACCGAGCAGGCATACCGGTACGATAAAGAAGTGTGGACGTCTGGAGAAGCTAAAACCCATTGCAAGGAACACGATGGAACTTTTGAGGCTGCTGAAGAAAAGTCAGGTCGAGTCTTAAGTGCCACGAATCTTGAGAAGGTTCAGAGGGCTTTTGAAGCTCTCCAGACACTTTTAAACTCACTTGAGGAAGGAGAGCCGGAGAAATCCACTCAATATCCTGAAGTCGAAAAAGAAGCCGCAGAACTGGAGGCTACAATAGCAGGGCTTAAGGCTGAAAACGATGGCTTTTCAACCCGTGAGGCTGAGGCTAAAATAGAGGAGATTCTGGCTAAGCTCAAAGAGGTCAAAGAAGCTTAAGTATGGTATAATTAGCTTGAGGTAGAAGATGGCAATATATGGACATAAGCCAACATTCACAGGACACCATACCATAGAAACCCGTGAGAAGATAAAGATAGCTGGGTTGGGGAATAAGAACGCTCTAGGTAATAAGATGTCTCCAGAAGGACGTGAGATACAAAGAAGAGCTGTTACAGGAAGGGAGCACACCTCAGAAGAATTAGAGAGAATGAGGATAGGCAATCTGGGAAATCATAATTGCCTTGGTTATAGATATACTCCAGAACAACTAGAAGGGAGGAAAGGTTCAAACAACGGCAGGTGGCGAGGTGGTCTAGGGAATCTCCCGTATCCGTTAGAATTCAATAGTGCTTTGAAAGAACGCATTCGTGAGCGTGATAACCATACCTGTCAACTCTGTGGTGTGCCTCAGGTGGAATGTATTAGGAAACTTGATGTTCACCATATTGATTACAATAAAGAGAATCTGGCTGATGAGAACCTGATTTCTCTTTGTTCGAGTTGTAATTCAAAGGTTAATTCTCATCGGAACTATTGGAGAGTTTACTTTACAAGCATTATAGAATTGCACTTCTGAAACTAAGGCGAAGGGTTAGAGCCGATTTATCACTCTAATCTTTTCTAATTAGTAAAGAAGCCGCATACTTGCGCAACTAAGGAAATAAATAAGTGAGGTAACAATTATGGAATTCAAAGAACTAGCGGAACTGGTTCAAGGTGCAGTAACTGAACTGCATAAGGCGGTAGAACGCCAGGATGAGACCATCAAGAAATTTGGTGAAGCCTCAGTAGAGGATAAGGCAACCATTGAAAAATGTACTGCCGATATTGCTCTACTGATGAAAACCAAGGAAGACATGGAGATTAAACTCCAGCGTCAAACCATACCACTTCCCGGTGCCACCGCTTCTCAAATCGATGAAGCTAAGGCTCGCAGCTCTGCCTTCTTCAAATACGTGAGGCATGGCGATGCAGCCCTTAATCCTGATGAGCGGAAGGCTCTGGTAGAAGATGCTACTGGTCTTTATTTGGTAACACCAGAAGTAGATGCGGACATCGAACGGACAGTGGCTAAGGAGACTGTAATACGAGGCTTAGCTACTGTCAGAACTATCAACAAAGACAAACTGATGCTTCGCAGTATAACCGAAGCAACTGTTGCTTTTGGTAAACTGGAAACTGGCGAAGACCCGACAGAATCAACTCCCACTCCCGGAGCGCCTACTTACCAGTATGCTGAGGATATTAACGGACTGGTTAAAATCGGCAAGGACGAACTGGAAGACAGCGACTATAACCTGGCAGCTTTCCTGGGCGATTCCTTTGGACGGGCGGTTGCTGAACTTGAGGACAATAAATTTGTCCTAGGCGCTGGACATGCTTCAGAAGAGCCAGAGGGCATTACAGTTAATGCCACCTATCTGGCGGCTAGTCTGGATGTAACCACCTCCGCGACTGCAATGGTGGAAGACTTCAAACGCCTGATTTACGAGGTGCCCACCAAATACCGCAGAAATGGCGTATTCATTGTCCACTCTACTACTGAATTAGCCCTTTATCAGTTAAGGGCAGTAGATGGCGCTGGCACTGAGTTCGGCCCGTTCTTGTGGCAGCCAAGTATAATCGCAGGCAAACCCAATACATTCCTGGGTTATCCAATGTATACCCAGGATGACATAGCCGAATTGGCTGGTGTAGCCGCTCCTATAGCGATATTCGGTGATGTCAAAGCTGGATACCGGGTGATTGACAGGAGAGGCATTACTATTCAGCGTCTGGTTGAACTGTATGCTGAAGCTGGACAGGTTGGTTTCCTGCTTCATAAGAGGGTTGGTGGTGGGGCAATTAAGCCCGCCAACAAAGCCTTAGCACTGTTATCTGACAAGGCATAAGCATAGCGAGAGCTAAAGCGAATAGAGTTTAGGGGGTTCAAAGGGTTAGGAGAAAATTTACTGCCCGCCCCCGAAGGAAGATAAAATGAGTAGAGGAAATTGGAGAGGTTACGACCCGACCTTAATTGAAGATGTTTGGAACATCGAGGGTCTGCTCAAGGTCAAGGAATCAGGCAAACTCGAAGTGGAAGACCAGGGAAGTATCGCTGTAGATGTAGACTGGGAAACCGCTGGCGCAACTGGACGCCCTGTATCTGTAATCCTTAATACCAATGTCCTACTTGGCGGTTATGCCAATGCCCTCAAGGGCTATGTCAATTGTGACCTCACAGGTGGCAGCACTGGTCTGTTGTCAGGTGTCAATGGTGAAATCAGATTACCCAATGCAGCTGCTCGTGGGGCATACTTTGGGTTAGAATCCGAGGTAGTGTTTCAGGCAAGCTCAACCATCACACCATTCGGCTCGTCTGCTGGCTTCCTATACTGTGGGGCTGGCGGGGCTGGTGTAGCCGACTTTGATACCGATGGTCGATTTATGACGGTTACTGGTTTAACTCCTGCTATAGGGAAACTGTTATCCGCTGATATGCACACCCTAAAGAGCAACATGAATGTTGCTGGTGTGAATTATGCCAAGTATCTGGTCATGAGCATTGCTGAGAATTGCATCAGCCATTCCTTCTCAAAGATTGCGGCTAATGACCGAATCTTCAAGCTGGCTGGTAGCTGGGCAACTCCTGCTTGTCCTGATGGTGAAGGCATTGTCAATATCTCAGTTGATGTAACTGGGATAGCCACTGGTGAAGTGAACCTTGCCTCGCATTGGATAAACCTAACTGGGGCTGCGGATGTTCCTGGTTATATGCACATCCACACTGATGGTATCTGGGGTTCTGCTTGTGACCTAGCGACTGCGTATATAGCTTGGGCGAAAATCTCATGGATGCTGCCAGAGAACCCTGGTGGGCTTTACCTCTTTGAGTTGAATAACGGCACGGCATTCGACACGCTTGATGCCATATTTGCCGTCAACAACCCCGCCCTAGCGTTGGGCTATGTGGCAGCTACTCCTACTGGTGCTGCCAGTGGTAGTATTCCATTCATGGCAGGTGCAGGCGGTGGTGGCGGGCTCAAGTGGATTCGCACATACGATGACGCAACCACTTAAACTTCAAGGCTTCGGGGGTGAGCCTTCAAAATCACCCCCAAAATAGAAGGAGGAAAGACATGAGCGAGAAAACAGCAAAGGAAGCAAGGAGAATGGAAGGGTTGAAGGGATGGAAGATTGATACTCGGAGCTATTTTGTTACCGACCCAAAAACAGGTGAACAGGTTGAGATGGATGTCAAGGATAACTTGGCTGCGATGCTCTTCCACACGGAACTCAAACTTGCACCTGAGGAGATGTTCAAGGCTAAGGACTTGGCTGATAAAATCAGAGCCTCCAAAGATACCGTCTTAGTCGACAAGATGGAGATGGAGAGAATCAAGAGGTCTTACGTTCTCCTCAAAGGCTTGCCAGAACGCTTTATTGAGTTCTTGAGTCGGATTCGGGATGCTGAAGAGGTGGACTTAAAGGAAGATAGCCCCGCTTAAATGCGGGGTTTCCTCCTTCACAGGGAGGGGAGTGGTGATGGCTGCTCCCCTCCTTACAACACAATTAGCGGGAGGAAATATGAGAATCAGAATCAAACGAAGTTTCACTAATAATGGCAGGCAATATGAAGCTGGTAAAGTAGTTATAGTCAAGGCAGAGGAAGGGGTCAAGTGGTGCGCCCACGGGTTAGCATTTGAGGAGAAAAGTAAAGACTGCTCTCCTGAAACGAAGCAAGCTAAGAGGTAGTGTAAATGGCTATTCGACAAATCTTAGCAACATATTGGGAGGGGTTATCTACAGATGATAAGCCTACTGGCGTTGCGAAAAGGACAACATTCAGGGAAACAGACACCCATGCTTTGTATATTTCTTATGACGGCACAGTTTGGGTGGTAGCTAGTGAACGAGTCCGAATAACTAACGAAAACGGCTCTTTCCTGGATTTACCGGGAGAGGTAGCAGATATAATAACAGTAATCGAAGGCATCTAAGGGGGTGCGGTATGGCTAAGAAGATTACTTTATCACCAGAACAATGGCACGATTTAAAGAAAATCGTTATCCAGGGAGCTTCTGCTGAGCGCAGGATGGGCTATCCTGTATTTGTCGAGAATGGGGATGTCTCAATAGAGGTCGATACAGAACAGACTAAAATCGTATTGAGGGATGACTAATGGCTGTAATACAGATAGTAGAAAAATACTATGAAGGTCTCTCAACCGATGTCAAGCCAACCGGTGTTATCGCAGGCTCTATATTTCGGGAGACGAATACCAGGGCAACATATATCACCTATGATGGCACCAATTGGGAGGTAGCCGACCAGCGCATCAGGTTAGTTACTGAGGCGGGCTTATACATAGACATACCTGGAGAGTTTGACTCGGTAATAGAAGCACTGGAAGGATTAGGAGATACGGTAGCTCTTGAAGCTAGTTTAGCTGTAGTCGATACTTTAGTAGATGCTATCAAAGAGAAAACAGATGCTTTGGGCATCTTGACCGAGACAGGCGGGACACTTACCACTGACGGAAATGTGCAGAACCTATACATCAACAATGCCCCTTCTGGGGTATATAAGCCGATAGCAGTCAATCTTGATTGCACTGCGCATACTGCTGGCGAGACTATTGTAATTACAGTGTCCTACAGAGTGAAATCGGGCGGTGACTTTATTCTATCCGATACAGACACTTATGCAGGAGTAATTAGCCCTGAATTGCTTACTATAGAATTACTACCGACTCGATATGGCGTGAAGGTTACGATACAAAAAACAGTCGGCACTAACCGGGCTTATGACTGGGAGGTAATTTATGAGGCAGTGCCATGAGTATACATTATGACGACGTTTCTATAAATGCATCGATATTACTTGACCTTCCAATGACGGAGGGTATAGGGACAATCCTCCATGATGTTGCCAAACCTCATCATCTGGTAACTCTGGTTGGAGACCCTACATGGACGGCTCAAGTTAGTGGATTGATGACGCTCAACCTTGATGGTGAGACGCAATATGGAGTGTGTGCAAACGCTAATTGTGTAGACCTCGGCTTTACGTCTGGGGATTACACCATTCTAGGAGTGCTTAATTGGATAGTGGACGACACATCCCAGATAGTAATTGCAAGATATGAGCTGAGTGTTGGAGGGTGGGAGCTATATCTGACTCAGGGTGCACCTGGTGTAACAAATTATCTGTCGCTGAGACATCATCACGCTGGTGGAGCAGCGTTAAGAACAGCGCAATATTCTACAGGCTGGACTCCAGCCACGACTTGGGTATTCGGTGTGTCAAGGAGTGGAGCAGCCATTCAGTTCTACAGGAATGGTGAACCAGTTACTACAATCGGTGATTTAATGATTGACCCAGAAGCCACTGACCAAGACATGGTGATAGGGGTTAGATACTCTAAGAACGCCAATTTCTTCAAGAGTATACTTTACCGACCCCGTGTAATCGGGGCTGCTTTAACTGCATCTCAGCACAAGACGGCTTATGAACTAATAAAGGGTTGGCTCTAATGATAGATGAAACGGGAAGATTAAGAGAGATTGATGATGCTACTCAGCATGTAACTTCTATATTCCCCTCGGATACGAACTTAACCTGCACTTTTACAGCTCATGCCAACGCTAATACATGGAGTGCGTGGACTGAGATTCAAGACAGCGGGGCTACTAAACTCTCGGCTTCCTTCGCCACTTGTCACGGGCATATAACATCCCTAGTAATTGAAACTGTTAGCGATGATACTGCCCTATATATGTATGAAATATCATGGGGGGCTGCCAAAACTCTAATAACTTCAGGGCGGTTTGCTGGGGTGGGTAAGTTCCAAGCAGCCCATGTTCAAGATAGATTCTGGGCACCTCCATTTCCAGCAGGAGAGCTTATTTACTACCGAATGAAAACTGATACGGCTATAGCTGATACCTGCACAATTAACTTTCGGCATCATTGTGATTAAGGAGTAAATTATGGCACTTTCAAGCACAGCTTTAGTAACCTTAATTCAAGCAAAGAATTATCTTAGAATTGATGCAGCTTCTAGTCTCCATGTTGATGCTGAATTTCTTGGTGTTGGAGATGGGGCTGATGTAACCTTTGACCTTGACCACTCTCCTATTGAGGGAAGTCTGATACTTAAGGTCAATGATGTTTTACAGGTAGAGACAACCAATTTCTCTATCAGTGTG